CTTTCCTAACCATATACCCCTCTTCTCTGAAAGAGTTGAGGCTTGACTTGCCTAAGAGCATACGTCTTTCGTAGTTCATAAGCCCGCCCCATATGGAACCTCCGTGTAGATTCTCCTCTTCTAGTCCCTGCTGTAAGCACAATGTACGCACAGGACATTCATTACATATTTCGACAGCCTCTACCATTCTGAGGATTTGTAGTTCTACCTCATCCTTTATCTTGGAAGACTTGTACCACCAGAGTTCGGGGTCGGGGTGCTTGCCACAACCTGATTGTTCGTGCCAGTCGGGAGGCATTGCGAAGGTATCTTGTAGCATTACTGAACCACCTTTAGATTCTCTCGAAGTGGCAGGACAGAGACGGCTTTGCCGTAGTCAATGTCCTCTGTGTGTAGGACTGAAAAGACTTGAGTCTCATAGAGCAACTCGTCTTGTTCTTGCGGACTTAGGACATCAAAATTATCTGGCAACTTGTTTGAATCTGCGGTGACATCTATGATACGAACGCCCTTTAGTTCGTAAGTAACCCTATACGTTTTGTTCATTGAGTTCCGCCTCTGCTAGGTCATTGAGATAAGAATCTACCGCATCCTCGGCTTGCTCGTCCTTGGTAACTTGGAACTCTGCGTCGATGTATAGGTCATTGAGATAATCTTGGAAGACCGAGAGAATGTCCTCGCTGTCCCAGATTTCCACCGCTCTATCGAAGACTCCTGCCTTGCTCTCTTTATATTCTGAACCAATAACGAAAGCCATTACGTCTTGGTCTAAGTCATAGTTCTTTCTTAGACGTGCGATGAGTGTTCCTACTTTCATTGTTCTTCTCCTGTCTGTATGTTGATTTGTTCCAACGCCTCGCCCATTGCTCCGCGCCAGTGAGAGCCTACGCCCTCGGCTAAGGGTTTGTCAATGTCTAACTCCTGCGCTCCGTCGTAAATCTTTACTGTGCTTTTACTCTTTGTCCATTCCACAATTACGAGGAAGGCTGACTGTTTCTTGCTCATTTATTTTTCTCCTGTCTTACGTCGTAGTTTTTTCTTCAGGTCTGTAATTACTATCGCCAACCACCACGAGAGGACCGCTACTGTGAAGAGAATCAACACGTAGAGAATCGTCTGAAGTAGTGCGAAGATACCGCCGATGTGTGTGCCTGTCAAGATTTCTATTAGGGTTTCCATTTATTCCATCCCTTTCAGTAGGTCTTTTGCTTGGTTAGCCTTGTCGTGTTCTCCGTCATACATCCAGTTATCAATAGCAATCTCTAACGCTTCTTGAATTAGTTCTTCTTTGTTCATTTTATTTCTCCTCTTCTTGTCTTCCGATTTCTGTAACCTCTAAGTAATGTCTGCCATTGTGCTCGTGATAGTCGTACTCTGTGCGCTCGCCCAGTACCCAGCGACACGCGCCCATTTCTGAGACAGCGTCTAGTATCTCGCTAGAAAAATCACCCTCCCACCACTTGCTCCGCATAGTTTCAATCGTCACGCCCTTGACTAGATGAGTTGCCCCATCAACGGGCGAGGTGAATAGTGTCCCCTCTTCCTGCTCTTGTAGTTCTATGATTGCCATATACACCCCACCATCGGGATATTCGAGGAAGTCTTTTGTCTTTGTTTCTGTTGTCATTTTATTTCTCCTGTCTTAGGTAGTAACTATGAATACATTCTGAGAGAGGTGCTAGGCAGTCGCCACATATGGGCGAACTTTGCGCCTTGCGATTGTCCTCGCAGATTGCCCCGTGAGGGACGATGGTATTTGATATTCCACCACCACATACACCGCAGCGCGGGGTCATACGCTTGCCTCCTTTACTTCCTCTATCTCTACCCAGTTCAGTTCTTCTCCCTCATACTGGAGGTCTAATAACTCGCTCCAGTTCCATTTATTAGGGTTGAGGTCTGTTGTTATTGTTAGTTCTACTTTCCATTTACGCATTGTCTTTCTCCTGTCGTAAGTCGTTAGATTATTTGGATTCTTTTACTTGCTTTGCGATGATGTCGAAGGGAAGAGAGCCCCAGCCCTGAAGTATCTGAGAGATAAATAGACCTGCGGTCTCGCTAATCTGCTCATTTACGAGGTCGGTTACTTGCTCGGCTAGTCTTTCCCAGTCCTCACGCAATACGTCGGAAAGTGCCACGACATTTTCAGATTCTTTTGCGCTCTCTTGAAGATGTTCGTATGACTCGCGGTCATTTTCTGCCACCATTAGCCACTCGGTAGCGAACCAATCCGAGACAACTAGGCGTCGTACCTCGTCGCTGATTGGCTTGGGCTGAACCTCTTCTGATGTGCTTGAGCCTGTGAGGATTACGATTTCACCCTCACGCTCATCTGCGACAGCGTTAGGAAATACATCCAGCACGGCGGACATTGCTTGCGATAATGCGTCCATCTTTTTTCTCCTGTCTTACTTGGGCGGATACTTTCCGCCTCGTGCCCCGCTATGGTCTCGCTCCATTCGCCCTCTGTCAAGAGTGCGGGGCTGTGAGTTACCTCACTTGGTTTTTCTGATTGCGCTTACTGTGAGGCTCGCCTCCTTGTCCAATAGTTGAACCTCTTTTAGAAAGTCGAGAGCCTCTTTTGATGAGTTGAAAGTTTCAACTGTGAGAACCTTATTCTTCTTGCCGTTCCAGATTGCCACGTCTAGTTCCATTACGCGCCTACCTTCTCGCTAGCCTTGAACATTTCCCCCACAAGGTCTTCAATTCTTGCCACCGATTTGAGTACCTGCTTATCGTCGGTCAGTAGGCGAATAGTCGAGGCGTGATAGTAAATCGTGCTTAGATTTTGCTTATCCTGCTCGTTCATTTTCTTATTTCTCCTGTCTTACGTCACAAGATAGGGCTTTCCTATCCTGTCGCGCCCCCGCTAGGTCTTGAACCTGCGCCCTCTGTAGGTGCGGGGGCTGTCGTGCTAGTTGCTCGCTTGTTGCGCTTTTAGATACTTATCCATCAAGGCTCGAGCCTTAGGCTGAAACTCTGCGTCATCTCGTCGCCACATCTCCCGCACCTTTTCATCTTGAGCCTTATACTCCTCGAGATTATAGACCTCCGATTGAATCTTCTCGACACGCTCGCGGGCGGTCTGTCTGAGGTCTCTGACCTGTTGCTGAAGGCTTCTGATAGTTTCTTCAATCGCGCTCACGGCTTGTTCTGTTGCTCGCTCGATTGCGTTAGTCTGCTCAAGGTTTGCCCTAACGAATGCGATTCTAATCTCGTCGCACTTTTTCCATTCTGCCCGCCACTCGTCGGACAGTTTCGCGTTCTCTAGTTCGCGGTATTGTTGCCAGAATGCGCGGGCGCGGGGTGCGCTTAGATTATCTTGTGCCCACTTGTAGGGGTTGATTCTCTCGGCTGTTTCCATAGTAGTGCTTTTCTCCTGTCGTAAGTCTGAAAGTTTCTTAGGCTCATCAGTCGGGGCATTTACCCCGAGACCATCGCCCCGATTTCTCGGGGCTAGGTTTCGCCCTGTGTTACGCCTTGCGGAAGACCTGCCCGCACTTGTTACAGGTCACGCCTTGTTCGATAACTGTAGCACTTGCGCGAATGCTTGAACATTCACAGACCGCTTTCAATAGATTCTTATTTCTGCCTCGTGTCTTGCCTGCCTGCTCGGAATCTGCCATAAGTGCGAGGGCATTCTCAATCAAGGCTAGGGCATCCGCCCATCGATCGGCGCATTCATCGGATACGTCGGTCACGCTCCACCCGATACCCTTGGCTTGTGTGATTGTGAGCCCGAGAGCCTCGGCGGTCTGCTTGAACTTTTTATTATGGTACCCATCGCCCGTCACGCCTTGGATTCCATTTGCTAGGTCTAGGGAATGCGCCACCTCGTGAAGAAGAGTGCCAAGGACAGCCCGCGCCCCGCGCTCGAAATAGTTCGCGGATATCATAATCTCGTGGAAAGATTCCTCGCCTGCTTTCCATAGTTTTGCGTGAGTAAAGTGCCCCATCGTGCGCCCTGTTTTGCGGGTGACTAGGATAGTTGCGCGGGGTGCGCCTGTCTTCTCTTGAATAAGGGCGTGAGCCGATTCTAAGGCGGTCACGATTCCCGATAGGTTCTCGGTTTTGGATTCGATTTGCGTCTTCATTTTTTCTTCTCCTGTCTTTCTTTTGGTCTGGCTCATCAGACGGGGGAGACCATTCCACCCGTGACCCCTTGCGGGGTTTCGCCTAATTTCTCACTAGCATTTCGGATTCGAAACCCTTAGCGCATTCCGAGCCGATTGGAAAGAATCCTTGCGAAGATGGATTTTCTTCATTTGGATTCAAAATGCGCCCCGAGTTTGAAAGGTGAATCCAAAATGGATTCTTTCCGACTTTCTTCCCGCACTGGCAACAGTTCGAGGATTCCATTGAACTAACAGAATCTCCTAAACCGATTTTCTTGCTCATTTCTTCTCCTGTCTCGGCTAGGTATCTCCTGCCGATAGGTAGAACTTTACGCCGTAAGTCCTAACGTGTCAAGGGTATTTCTAGTGATGTCCGTCACATTCTTACCCGTACAGATGTTCGATAGATTCCCCCTATATCTTCCCCCTCTCAATAGATAAGTAGTTGAAAGTTCAATCAAATCGGATTCAATCTATAACCGAGGGGGCTACGAGATACCCCCGAGGGGGAGAGTCATCCCATCCCTAAACTCTCATCTCTTGCTAGTTTTCATTCATATATCTATGAAAGTCGCTTTATATATATGTCGACATTTCTATAAGACCTAAGACAGAAGAAGAGTGATAGTCGGGGAACCCGTAAGGGTCCCGATAGGATAGGCTCGGAAGAGTTTTGACCCCAGACTAGTATAAATCGGTCGTATTATAGTATATATACTACCCCTAAAATTTTCTGTTATATTGGGGCTATATACTTCTGACCTGCACTTTTATCGCCCAAAGGGCGAATAATAAAAATATATACCGAAAACCTGTTCGGTTTTTCGATTTGAACAGGTTATCTTATATGTATAGATATTTATATATCTATACGGAGCGTCGCTCCGCCTCTTGCGGGCTACGCGACTATATATAATATATATATATAATATATAATATATAGACATATAAGATTTAAGTGCCCATATTCTGACCGTTTATAGGTGGGGTTTATAATCAGTTTTTAACGGGGGTCACGTGGGACGAAAACCAGGTAAAGTCGATATCCCAAAGGGCGAGGCTATGGTGCGAGTGCTGCACCAACTGAGCCAAGGGTCAACTATCAAAGCCGCTATGGAGTCGGTTAACCGCAATGAGGTTACCTTCCGCCAATGGACTATGGCTGATGCCGACTTTAAGGATAAAGCCGATAAGGCTAGGCTAGAGGGCAAAGGGGTCCGAAGCGACCTGAGGAACCTGAAAGAGATTTCCTTTGAGGACTTCTCAACCGAGTTCCTAGATACCAAACTTTTCCCCCACCAACTTGACTGGATTGACCTGATTGAGGGTCGTGAGCCTAGATGGCTCCACCCAAGTATGACTTTTGAACAAGGGGCGCATAACCGCGTTCTGATTAACGTTCCCCCTGAACACGCCAAGAGCACGGTACTGACCATCAACTACGTCACCTACCGAATTGCCACTAACCCCAACATAAGAATTATCCTGGTCTCCAAGACTCAGGGTATGGCTCGCAAATTCCTTTCAGCCATCAAGACCCGATTAAGCCATCCGTCCTGGATTAAACTCCAGACCGCTTTCGGTCCTAATGGTGGCTATAAGGCGGACTCGCCTACGTGGTCCGCCGATATGATTTATCTTGGAACAGGTCGAGACTCTGGAGAAAAAGACCCTACGGTGCAAGCCCTAGGATTTGGTTCACAGATTTACGGTGCTCGTGCCGACCTGATTATCCTCGACGATGTCGTGATGAACTCAAATGCCCACGAGTGGGAGAAGCAAATTGAATGGCTTCAAAAGGAAGTTATCACGCGTTTGGGACGACACGGAAAACTACTAATAGTGGGAACCCGTGTCGCTCCTGTCGACCTTTACAAACAGATACGGGACGGCTCTAACTGGACTGGTGGGAAATCGCCTTTCACTTATTGCGCGATGCCAGCGGTCCTCGAGTTTGATGAGAAGCCTGCCAACTGGAAAACGTTGTGGGCAAAGACAGACCGCCCTGAAGGCGAGAATGATGAAGCAGATGAACAAGGACTATACCCAAAGTGGGATGGAGGCGCTCTCTTCACCCGAAGAAGCGAAGTTGCTCCCTCTGTATGGGCTATGGTCTATCAGCAAGAAGATGTCGTCGAAGACGCTATCTTTGCGCCAGCAGCAGTTGCAGGATGTGTCAACGGTATGCGAAAGCGCGGACCGCTTAAATCAGGTGCTGCAGGTCATCCACAATCCGTCGAGGGCTATACCGTTATAGGGCTAGACCCCGCAATGACAGGAAACACAGCAGCCGTTGTGGCTACATACAACAAGGCTGACGGGATGATTTACATCCTTGACTGCGTCAATATGACAGACCCGACGCCGATGAAGATTCGTGCCCTGATTGAAGATTGGGTACAAAGATATAAACCACAAGAATTACGTATTGAAATCAATGCTCACCAGAAAGCCTATGCACTCGATGACGACTTGCGAAACTGGCTGTCAATGTACGGCTGCCAACTCAACTCTCACTTCACTGGTAAGAATAAGTGGGATACTAGTTTCGGTGTGGCTTCTATGGCAAGTCTTTTCGGCAGTCTTAGAGATGGAAGATTCCAGGATAACAATTTAATAGAACTACCAAGCAATGAAGGTAGCGAAGGTCTTAAGGCTTTAGTACAGCAGTTGATTACGTGGAAGCCTGAAACCAGAAACGCTACTGACTGCGTGATGGCTTTATGGTTTGCCATTATCCGCATACGCGAGATGATGCAACAAGGAAGTCAGCAACAACGTTGGGTGCAAAATCGCTGGGCTACAAGGGCTCAGACATATCGCAGAACAACGGTTAATCTTGATGAAGCCTTTGCAGAGCAATGGCAAGAAACATACGGATAGGAAACTATGGCACTCTCAATCGAACAGGTAGCAGCAAGAGTTGAATCTCTGCGCTATCGCGCTGCAGACAGGGACTCTCGCAATCTTGACGTCCTTGCTGTACGTAAGGGTCAGATTTCTACCGTCTATCCTGATTTCTTTCCAGACGGAGTAGATGCCAATGTCGTTGCAAATTTTGTGGATATTGTGGCGCGAGACCTCTCAGAGGTTATGGCACCACTACCAGCGGTTAACTGTAACGCGGCGAATTCGGTTTCTGATAGGGCTCGTAAGTTTGCTGATACACGTACTCGCATTGCCTCTAATTATTTTGCTCACTCTGATTTATCTGTACAGATGTACCAAGGTGCCGACTGGTACCTCACATACGGTTTCCTCCCATTCATCATTGAACTGGACGAGGAAGCAAAACTGCCACGCATCCGCCTAGAAAACCCAATAGGTGCTTACCCTGAGTTTGACCGCTACGGACGCTGCGTTGCTTTTGCAAAACGATACACAATGACACTTGGTGAACTTGTCTCACTATTTCCCGAATTTGAGTATGAGTTGCTCGGCAAACTTCGCTATGAGCAAGACTTAACTCAACAGGTTGAGATGATTCGCTACTACGACAAAGACCAATCAATCGTATATCTACCTACAAAGGGCAACTTGGTTCTTTCAACAGCCAAGAATCCACTAGGCAAGATGATGATTGTTTGTGCACGTAAACCATCTGTCGATGGTGAAATGCGTGGTCAGTTCGATGACATCATTGGTATTCAGTTGCTACGCAACCGCTTTGCTCTTTTGGCAATGGAAGCAGCAGAGAAATCTGTACAGGCTCCAATCGTTCTTCCTTCCGACGTACAAGAACTTATGCTTGGTGGAGATGCGGTTATCCGCACAAACAATCCAGCAGGCGTACGTCGCGTAGAACTCACCTTGCCACAAGGCGCATTCACCGAGCAAACGTTGCTCAATCAAGAAATGCGTGTGGGCGCACGTTATCCTGAGGGACGTACAGGAAACATTGACGCATCAGTTGTCACAGGACAAGGTGTGCAGGCTCTTATGGGTGCCTTTGATACCCAAGTTAAGTCCGCTCAAGCAATCTTTGCTAGCGCACTACGTGATGTAATTCAGATTTGTTTTGAAGTAGACGAGAAGATTTTCCCAGATGTCAAGACCATTCGTGGCGTTGACTCTGGTTCACCATACGAAATCACCTACAGCCCACGCAAAGATATCAAGGGCGACTATAGTGCTGATGTCCGTTATGGAATGCTTGCAGGTCTTAACCCAGCACAGGGTCTTATCTTTATGCTACAGGCTCTTGGTGGAGGACTTATCTCCAAAGACCTAGCAATGCGTGAACTTCCATTCACAGTAAACGTCACACAAGAATTAGAAAAGATTGAAGTTGAGAATATGCGCCAAGCCTTGCTCGGCTCTTTGACTGCATATACTCAAGCGATTCCTGCAATGGCAACACAAGGGGCAGATGCCTCTGATGTTGTTCGCAAAATTGCTGCAGTCATTAAGGCTCGCCAGAAGGGTGTAGCACTTGAAGATGCGATTGAAGAATCATTCGCACCTGCAGAGCAGGTTCCTTCTGCTGGGGCTATGCCTGAAATGGTTGAGCAACCGTCCCCTGCTCCCTTAGGTGCACCAGCAGAAGGCGCTCTTCCTATGGAAGGTGGACCAGAAGTACCACCAGCAGCAGGAGCACCAGACATTCTTAGCCTTTTATCCAGCCTTTCAGGCGGAGGAGAAGCGAACGCAAGCGTAAGAACTATTCGACGACGATAATCAAGGAGGGGACACGTGACAACGATTATTGGAATTGAATATGATGACCACAGCATTCTTGTTGCTGATAGCCGCGTAACCGATGATTCAGGTCGTATATACGCTCACAAGGTAATGAAGAAGATTGCTCAACGCGGTGCGGTACTTATCGCTGGCGCTGGAGAAGTTGGTCCGTGTGATATCGCACAGAATATCTGGGTACCACCACA